CTTTGTGAGGCAGGTGTACCAGTAAGCATCCATAAACGAGTAGATTCGGAAACTAAACTTTTTAATGCTTTCCATCTTTTAGTGGACACATTTTTATAGGCATTTGCTTCATCAACCACAATTAGATCAAACCCCCCTCCAGCTAGTTCTTTCTTCACTATCTCCACACCATCGTAGTTAATAATCACAAATTCTGCTTCAGACTCAATAACTTGTACTCGTTTAGCATATCTACCGTGACAAATTGCAGCTGTTCTGTGCATAGCACAAGTGAATAAATCATCAAGCCAAGCAGATTGCATAATCGAAAGAGGGCATATAACCAACACCCGCTTAACCTTTTTTAACTTCATAAGATAGTCAGCTGCCCAAATTACAGATGCGGTTTTACCTGTACCCTGCTCGTTGAAGCAACAGGCTTTTTTATGTAGAGTAAGAAATGAAGATGTTTCTATCTGATGATCGAAAGGTTTAAACTTACCTGACCATTCATATTTGGCTTTTATAGGGGACGGCACATTTTGCACCCCTATCTCTGCTAGTTTTTGGGACTCTTTAAGCCCCCAATGCACTAACACCTCGCTAATTCCGTCAGAATTAGGTTCTTTATGTAATCTAGATTTTTCTATTGTATCCAGCACTAAGGCAGGATTTCTAAGTCTTAAAAGTAATACTTTATTGTCTACTACGTCCATTTATC